ATTAGGACTAGACGATAAAACTGAACCTATGCTCAAAGATGCCAACGAGTTAGATTATCAACAACTTGGCTCCGATGGACTAGTGATTAATTTAAGTTGCCATAATATCAAAGGACTATCATGGTTGAATAATATCCCCAACGGTACTATAGTTGTGCTCCAGGCTCGCAACTGTGATCCAGGTGCTGTTAATCAATACAAAAATTTTAAAGAATTTGATCAGGCATTACCTATTGCTAAAACTCTATATCAAAACACACTTGAATTAACAGACCCAGATGGACCGTATGAAGAATATATGAAAATTGGAGTTGTATAAAACACCTACCTTAGGACCTTATGGTCACGGTGTGCCCGGCTGCTGGGCTAAAATATATAGGAGTCGTGCCCTGGAATGTATTTTTAAAGTGAGCAATTAACATCTATAAATAGAAAATGATAAAATCAGATCAAGTAAATCTTAATATTTTCTATGGATTTAAATGCAATTATAGTTGTGATGGGTGTATCTCAAATTCAAATTTAGCTAAATCTGATCAAGACCCTGATCTCACTGATATAATAAAAACTATACCTATATTAGCTGATTTGTTTAATGTAACGGGCATGATAACTTTACTCGGCGGTGAACCACTGTATTATTGGGATGAGCGGATTGTGCCAATTGCAATGGAGTGTAATAAATATTTTCCAAATACACTAATTAATGTTTTTACCAATGGACAATTGTTGGGGAAAAATCAAAAAAAAGTATTTGAACTAAGTGACAAAATTGATAAATTTTCACTGACAATTACTGATCATCTAAATACCGAAGAATTAAAAAACACTACTCCAGGAAAAAAGTGGAGGGAGAGTATTAATAGATTTTTAAATCACAAACAAATCGTAAAAATACACAACGAACATTATCATATAAAAGATAACATCAATGCCAATATTTATATTTCAACCCCAGACAGCAATTCTTGGAAAAATATTTACAAAACTACAATAGATGGAAAAATCAAACCATTTGCAACCAATGATCCAGAAGGGTCAATGAGGTATGGATGTATTTCAAATAATATATGTTCTATGGTTCGCGGAACAAAATTATATAAATGCACACAATTAGCTACACTAGAAAATGGATTGAGAGCCAAAAATCAACTTGATGATCCGGACTGGAAAAAATATCTTTCTTATGCACCAGTAGATTTGTTAAATATTGATAAATCTACATTAACAAATTTTATCGATACTTATGCCAAACCTATTGACATGTGTGACATGTGTTCAAATAATCCTACTAGGGGGGAACCAAGGCAATATAACATGATTTTTAAAAATTAATGAAAAACATGCTGGTACCATTGCCTGTAGAAGGAACACAAAATAACATTCCTTCTTTTCCGGGGTATGAATGGGTTAAAAAGTTACCCAATAAACGAATATATTTTGCGTTGTTTCAAAGTTGGGTTGATATACACGATCTCCCCAACGGCTATGATTATTACATTGTAAGTTTTCATTTAGAAGTATCTAATTTGCACTGGCTTAAACAACAAAAAGTTTCTGGTCCAATTATTGTGTTATTTGATGGTGGTCCCTGCAATTTAAAATTACCCGGGGTGTATTTTTTACCATTTTATTATTGGCATTATCAACTACAACAAATGCAAGATTGGTTTGGCGTAAAAGAAAAATCAAAACCTACCTATAAATTTAGTACGGTGTGTAATCGTATTAGTCAAAGCAAAGTATGGATAACAACCAAATTATTAGAAACTGCGAGAGAATCATCATTGATTGTATTAAATTCTTGGCTCGAAGAAAAAAATGTTCATGGATGGCAAGCAACTGGCAATGCAACATTAGACCAACTGACACAGGTGTTCCGTGATTGTTATTTTGGTCAAGAAATAAAAATTGACGACTTTGAAAATGCAACTCAAAACAAACAAAACATAACCGGGAATCCTTGGCAACCGTTGTATCAAGATTGTGCTATACATTTTACCAATGAAAGCTTTCACTATAGCAACATGTTTGAAGATGGACAGCAATATATATGGCCAGGCCCTTTTCTTACCGAGAAAACTTTAAAATGCTTGTTAGGTGGCACAGCATTTGTTCCAGTTGGGCAATTTGAAACTTATCGTACTTTGAAAAATTTAGGATTACAGTTTGATTATGAGTTTGATACTGCTTGGGATTTAGATCCTGGTAATTTATCTAGAGCAGAAAGTATTATCAAGTTAATTGATAATTTAAATTATTGTACAATAGATCAATTGTTAATCAAAACAGAACAAAGTACCAAATATAACCAAAACCATATTGTATCTGGAAAATTTTTTAATCACTGTGAGCAAAAAAATAACGAGTCAATTGCCCAAATCTTCAAATTAATCCGTTGACTTTCTAACACAATACTGTATAATAGTAAAACTTAATCAGGAGAATTACATGTCTAACAACAGAACTTTTAGCGGTGCAGAACAAGCCAAACTTACTCAAGTGATCAACGAAGGCATGCAGGTCATGATGGAAATTGAAACCTTAACTGGTGGCCTTAATGACACTGTTAAAGCTATTGCTGAAGAAATGGATATCAAACCCAACATTCTCAAGAAAGCCATTAAACTAGCACACAAATCAGAATTTGGTCGCGAACAACAGGATCACGAATTGCTAGAAACAATTTTGACCAGTGTAGGTAAGACGCTATAAATATTGTTTTCAATAACAATCGAGTCGTTCACGTTACGAACATGAATCATGGCTAACCGGCCATAAACGGAGAAAATTTAATATGACTGTAATGTATCAATCTATGACAACGCATTATATCAAAAGAAATTTTGAAAATGTTGTAGATCTTGGATTTAAAAATTTAGTAGTCGGTGGGTGTAGTTTTACTCACACCTTAGACGAATACGATGTACCAACTACCTGGCCTTACTATTTTCGAGACTTAGCATCACTTAGTAACGTGTTTTCTTGTGCTGTACCAGGTGCAGGAAACTATTTTATTTCACAAAGTATAATCTGGGGATTAGAAACTAACAAGTTGCAACCGGATGAAACTCTAATAGTAGTAATGTGGTCAGGGCACGATCGAGAAGATGAGATCTTTTCATCTGATGTAATTGATAGTGATTGTAATTTTGTATATCAGTTTACAGACAAAGTTTTCCACGGTTCAACCGGAGGAGAAAATCGAAACGGTGATGGCAATACACAGTGGTTCGGCTATCGAGACATCCACAAATACAAAAGTTTTGAATCAAGGGCCGTGGAAAACGCAATCTGGAAAATTGGATTAAAACGATACCTTGACGCCTTGGGATATCAATCAATATTTGTTAATTTTTTAGATCCTGCTTTTCCGAGTAGAACAAATGATTTTGATATTGTTAAATTCTTGCCCGACCCTATTAAAACAACGTATAATTCCATTATGGATCCTGTGCAGGACATATATAGTTTTTGTTTGAAAAGACTGTTACTTAGTGACGATGACTTTCATCCATCGCCTGACGGATATCTTGCGTGGACAAAAGATGTATTACTGCCCTACTGTAAAAATAAATTTAATAAACAATGAGTTATATCGACGCACTATTTGATCGTGAACACGATCGTATTCATGTAGTTGAAAGGAGAGATGGCAAGAGGTGCTATCAAGAATATCCGGCTAACTATGTTTTTTATTACGAGGATCCTCGTGGTAAATTCCTAAGCCTATTTGGCACACCTGTAAGCAGATTCAGTACACGCAACAACAAAGAGTTTCGCAAAGAAATTCGCATACAGTCTGGCAAGCAACTGTATGAAAGTGATATCAATCCAATTTTTCGTTGTTTAGAAGAAAACTACAAAGGGCAAGATGGTCCTCGATTAAACGTAGCGTTCTTTGACATTGAAGTAGACTTTGATCCAGAACGTGGCTTCTCCCCAACAACTGATCCATTTAATGCTATCACTGCTATTAGTGTCTATCTGCAATGGCTAGAGCAAATGGTCACCTTGGTTGTTCCGCCCAAGCACATGAGTCGCGAAACTGCAGACGAAATTGCTAAAGAGTTTGAAAACTGTATCATCTTTGAACGTGAAGATGAAATGTTAAAAACATTCTTGGATCTTATTGAAGACGCCGATGCAATATCTGGTTGGAACAGTGAGGGCTATGATATACCTTACACAGTAAATCGCGTTACCAGGATCCTTAGTAAAGACGACACACGCAGATTCTGCTTGTGGAATCAGTATCCCAAGAAACGTACATTTGAACGTTTTGGTGCTGAGAATGAAACCTATGATTTGATTGGTCGTGTGCATATGGACTATATGCAACTGTATCGCAAGTACACATACGAAGAACGTCACAGTTATAGTTTAGATGCCATTGCTGAATACGAACTCCAAGAAACTAAAACAGTTTTTGAAGGTACCTTGGATCAACTGTACAATCAAAACTTTAAAAAGTTTATCGAGTATAACAGACAAGATACAATGATTTTGGCCAAGCTAGATAAGAAACTAAAGTTCTTGGATCTAGCTAATACACTGGCACATGAAAATACTGTACTACTACAAACTACTATGGGTGCTGTGGCTGTGACCGAGCAGGCCATTATCAACGAAGCACACGAACGTGGCATGGTTGTGCCAAATCGTAAAGAACGCTACAGTGACGAAGACACACAGGCTGCGGGTGCGTATGTTGCGTTTCCAAAGAAAGGCATACACGAGTATGTAGGCAGTATAGACATCAACTCATTATATCCCAGTGCCATTAGAGCACTTAACATGGGTCCAGAAACCATTGTGGGACAACTCCGTCCTATTATGACTGATCGTTATATCGGTGATAAGATGCGAAGTGGTAGCTCATTTGCCGGTGCATGGGAAGGCCTGTTTGGCAGTTTAGAATACGAAGCAGTAATGGCCACAGAGCCGGGCACAGAGATTACTATAGACTGGAAAGATGGTGAAGAGAGTGTACACAGTGCCGCCGATGTATGGAAGATAATTTTTGATAACAATAATCCATGGATGCTTACAGCCAACGGAACTATCTTTACCTATGAAAAAGAAGCAGTTATTCCGGGACTGTTAAAACGCTGGTACGCTGAGCGTAAAGAAATGCAGGCCAAATTGAAAGAGTGTAAAAATGCAGAAGATGAAGAATATTGGGACAAGCGTCAGCTTGTTAAAAAGATTAACCTTAACAGTCTGTATGGTGCTATTCTTAACCCTGGTTGTAGGTTCTTTGATAAGCGTATTGGTCAGTCTACAACCCTTACTGGTCGTGCCATTGCCAAGCACATGGATGCTTATGTAAACGAATGTATTACAGGTAAGTATGATCACGTGGGCGAAGCAATCATTTATGGTGACACTGATTCTTGTTACTTTACCGCTTATCCTGTGCTACAAAAAGAAATAGAAGCAGGCAACATGACCTGGAGTCGTGAAATTGCTGTACAACTGTATAACAGTATTGCCGATCAAGTCAACGAATCGTTTCCGGGCTTTATGGAACAGGCATTCCATGTGCCCAGAGAAATGGGCGATGTAATCCGAGGTGGTCGAGAGCTTGTGGCCAGCAAAGGTTTGTTTATTACCAAGAAGCGTTATGCTGTCATGTATTACGACAAAGAAAACAAGCGTGTAGACACACATGGAAGTCCTGGCAAAGTAAAAGCCATGGGGCTTGATCTTAAACGCAGTGATACTCCCAAGGTCATCCAAGAGTTCTTGAGTAAAATCTTAGATGAAGTGCTGATCGGCACAAGCCGCGAAGACATTATTGAAAAGATTCGTGAATTCAAATATATCTTTAAGGAACGCCCGGGTTGGGAGAAAGGTAGTCCCAAGCGTGTAAACAATCTAACCAAGTATGGCAAAGAAGAAGAACGCCTAGGCAAAGCCAACATGCCCGGACATGTCCGTGCGGCACTTAACTGGAACAATCTACGCAGGATGAACGGTGACAAGTATTCAATGCAGATTGTTGATGGCATGAAAACTATTGTATGTAAGCTCAAGAGTAATCCATTGGGTTGGACCAGCATAGGTTATCCTACAGATGAAACACACTTGCCGCAATGGTTTAAAGAACTTCCGTTTGCTGACAGCGAAATGGAAGCCACAGTGGTAGATCAAAAGTTAGATAATTTGTTGGGTGTATTGGAGTGGGATCTGGCCAGTGCTACTAATACTGAAAATACTTTCCAGTCTTTATTTGAGTGGTGATATGAAACTAAGCGAGCTGGTTGCCTATAAAAATCAATTGGATCTTCTAAGTGGTCTCCCTACACGTGATACAGCCAGTCAAGATCTTGATCATATTATATATACTGTAGACACCCGGAAGCTACAGGTATCGGATCAGTTATTAACACATAAAAATAACCTGATTCAGACCTTTGATTTATTTGAACAAGCATTAGATAGTCTAAAACAACAACTTAATGCCATGATAAACGAAGCTGAAAAACCCATGTTTCAGCAAAGTTACAGTTTATATGAAGAATTAAACACACAGATTAATTCAGACCAACTGTATCGAGATAACATTGAGCATGTGTTAAATAGGAGATTAGAAGTCTCCGAAGAAAATTATCAAATATTCTTAGCCAGGCTCATGACTTACACCAATTGGCAACATGCAGGCATGGTATTACGTCCAGGCAAAGAGTCATTTATCAATCACATGGTAGCCAATGATCCATTATACATTGTAGATGAAAATTATGATTTAATACAGCCGGCAACAAATCAATTCAATGAACTTTATCAAAATCGCTTGCGTATTAGTACAGTAAAAGAAGATGCTAGCACACCCTGGCTGATCAAAATACCCGATGGTCAACTGGGCGTGTGTTTTGCATATAACTTTTTTAACTACAAACCATTTGAAGTTGTAAAGCAGTACCTGTTTGAAATTTATCAAAAACTTAAACCAGGTGGTACCTTGATTATGACTTTTAATGATTGTGATCGTTACAAGGCTGTTATGTTAGTTGAACGGTTTTATGCCGCATATACGCCCGGAAATATGTTGCGAGGTTGGGCCAAACACGTGGGATTTAAAGAAAGTTTTTGCCACCACGATGATGGTCCCAACACCTGGATTGAATTACAAAAACCCGGAAAATTAACATCATTACGTGGCGGGCAGGCCTTGGCAAAAATATTACCTAAACCCGTTGCAGAATCTAAATAACCCCTGTATAATCAAACAATAAGGAGAATTACCCATGAGAGATCATTTATTAGACCTAGTAGAACACACGCATAAATTGGGTTGTATTGACCTGGTTAAAATCACAGGCGACGCCAAGTCATCTGAAATCTTTGGTGTTGCCGAGGATCGTAGCGTAGTAGTGGAAGGCAAGTATGCCAATCCGGTTCCAGAATTTATTGGTTTGTTCGGCATGCCAAACTTGGCTAAACTTAATATTTTATTAAACTTGCCAGAATATAAAGAAGGTGCAGATCTTAGCGTTACACGTAAAGATACAGGAGCACCCGACGGTATTAGTTTTCAAAATGCCACAAAGGATTTTAAAAACACCTATCGTTTTATGGCATCAGAGATTGTAACCGACAAAGCCAAGACAGTTAAATTTAAAGGTGTTACCTGGCACATTGAATTTGAGCCAACTGTTGCGGCCATCCAGCGTCTTAAGATGCAGGCCAGTGCCAATGCCGAAGAAGTTAATTTTCAAGCCAAGACCGAAAACGGCGACCTAATGTTTTTCTTTGGCGATCATAGTACACACGCCGGTAACTTTGTATTCCAACCCGGTGTAACAGGTACTCTTAAACGTGCTTGGAGTTGGCCAATTAAAACTGTGATTAGTATTCTTGATTTAACTGGTGACAAGGTTATGCGGATTAGTGATGATGGTGCGGCACAAATCACTGTTGATTCTGGGTTGGCTACTTACACATATATTATTCCAGCACAAAGCAAGTGATTCAAGATAACTTAACAGCCAAGCAAAACGATTATGCTGTATTCTTGCCAGCTATCAGTGGCTTCTATGCCACTTACATAGGTAAGCAACGTGATCCTGTGAATGGGCCGTATGTAGATCCGGCTCGTATGCCTGCTGGTATCCAGGACATGGAACAGATGAACTGGCTCAACAGCACCAAAGGACTATTTCCATACAAGTGGTCGCTTTACTCGGGTGGACATGCCAACTTGGATTTAACCAAACAAGACTGGTCCGAGGATATGGTGCGTAGCCGTGAGCCCGGTACACTTATGCTAGGTGACTCAGGTGGATTCCAGATTGCCAAGGGGTTATGGGAAGGCGAGTGGCGTGACCCAACTAGTGCAGAAGTTGTGGCCAGAATGGCTGAACTCAAGGCCAAGGGTGTTGAACATGTGTTGGATCTCAAACCAGATGGTACACCCAAGCACGACAAGAATGGCAATAAAAAGTATGCCAAGATTGATCATGTTAAAAACTATCAGAACTTGTTAGATGCTGCACAGAAGAAACGAGAAGCAGTGGTTAGATGGTTAGATGGTGTTTCAGATTATGGCATGACACTGGACATACCAACCTGGGTCATACATGATAAAAATGCCAGCGACAAGTGCGGTATTACCACATTGGAAGAAGCAGTGGCGGCTACCAAGTATAACAATGATTATTATATGCGGCATCGTAAAGGTGCTCGGAATGGTGGCATGAAAGTGCTTAATGTGTTACAAGGCGCCAACCATGCTGACGCAGATCGTTGGTATGACACAATGAAACACTACTGCGATCCAACCATTTATCCAGACACGCACTTTGATGGCTGGAGTATGGGCGGCCAGAACATGTGTGATGTGCATTTGGTATTGCGTAGACTTGTGGCATTGCGGCACGATGGCTTGCTTAAAGAAGGCATACACGATTGGATGCACTTCCTGGGCACAAGTAAACTGGAGTGGGCAGTGTTGTTAACTGACATTCAACGTGCTGTTCGCAAGTATGTGAATCCATCATTTACCATCAGCTTTGATTGTGCAAGTCCGTTCTTGGCCACCGCCAACGGACAGGTCTATCATCATATTGATCTTCCACACAATGACAAGTGGTGTTATCGTATGAGTCCCATTGCTGATGACAAAAAGTATAGCACAGACACACGCCCATATGGATCAGCAGTGGTAGCAGATGGACTGGTTGATCACTTTGACGAAAGTCCAATCAGTCTACAGTTACAAATGAAAGACGTTTGTTACTATCAACCTGGAATGTTAAACAAGATTGGTAAAGAAGGAAAGACGTCGTGGGACAGTTTTAGTTACGCATTGTTAATGGGTCATAATGTTTGGATGCACTTGGAAGCAGTCCAACGAGCCAACCGCGAATATGATAATGGATCGTTTCCTGCCATGATGTGGCATCAAAATGGAGATCATGCTCGATTCAAAGACATTGTGAATGCTATCTTTGCCACACCAGATCGTGCTGAAGCCGAAGCAATCATTGAACACTATGACCGATATTGGATGGACATCATTGGTACTCGTGGATTCAAAGGCAAGAAGGCCAAGAACGCACACAGTCAATTCAATGCCTTATTTGAAGAAGCTGATGTTGACAATGATAATGAAGATAGCGTACAATTAGAACAAGAGTTTAGCACGGACCAACTGGCCCGATTAGATCAACTAGAACAAGATCAAGTATAATGAACAGAGCAGGACACGAAGAAGTAAGTTTCTTTATAGGAACCGAAGTAGAACACACTGTTGCGTTTGGTATGAAGACCCTGTTTGTAGTAGGCTTACAAGACAGCCAGATCGTTCAACAAGAAGCCAAAAACAATGATTGTGAACATATCTATTTTGGTGCAGACCAAAGTTTTCCTGCGTTAGATAAGAATGATGCTGACGCTTGGCAGGATTGGGAATACATGATACAGTCGTGCCTAGAGGCTGGATGGTTATGCACACTTGATCTAGACCACGCACAAGCAGAGGGCTTGCTTGAATCCGGACTTGTAGAGTTCCATAATTTTATTCCAATGATCAGTGTTAAACTGCCTTACATTCGACAATTTGGATACCATGCTACTCTTAAAATTGATGATCGAGATTTTGCAGCAACAAACCCGGGTGTGTGGTGTCATAGTTTACACAACTTACAAAATTCCAAGGTGTTTACTGACTGGTCTAAATATACCAAGGACGAAGTGATAAAATGAAAAACTGGCTAAGACAACGACTGCTTCACTTTTTAATAGATGCCGAACCTAGCAGGCCCAGTAGGATAGGTCGCGGAAACATCAGTGTTTCTTTAATGGATGACGAACTATGTGATGACAGCCCAAGTGGCATCGACCTACCAGATCCTATCAACTTTAAGGTACAAGCAGTATCAGGAGGCACAATAGTAGAGTCCAGTTGGTATGACCACAAGAAGGACGAAAATCGTATCAAACTGCATATTATTACCCAAGAAGAAAACTTAGCAGACTCAATTGGTAAAATTGTAACTATGGAACTATTACAAAAATGATACAAACAGAACGCGAAACAGTAGAACGGATTAAGGAAGCCGCACACAGAAAAATTTGGGTCACATTCCGCAAGGAAGGAATCCACTGCTACCCGGCGGCCGCAACAGATCCCCGGTTAAATACAGCAGGAGAATATGATGTATCGTTCCTTGCTAATCCTCATCGCCATATATTTCATTTCAGGGTGTCAATCGATGTGTTCCACAACGACAGAGACATTGAATTCATTCAGTTCAAACGATGGCTCGAAGCGTTGTATAGCGGTTCGAATACCGTTTTAGAACTTGATTGGAAAAGTTGCGAGATGATCGCCGACGACCTATATATACAAATAGCAGAACGCTATCCCAATCGTAATGTAGTAATTGAAGTATCCGAAGACGGCGAGAACGGATGCTGCATTAGTTATAACCTTACTCGCCCAACACAATCAATTGTAATTTAATGAAAATTTATCAATCTAAAGTTTTTAATAATCTTGGTATGATTGATCAACAATCATTTATTCCTACATCTGTTGTTGCAAATCCTGCAAAAAATAGTATGCGTAGCATAATTGACATGTTTTTGATTTGGAAAACTATTGAATATTTTAAACCGACTACCTTACTAGAAATTGGTAGTTATGCAGGACAAACTTTAGGAATTATGCTTGAGTCAGCCGAATCTGATGCTAAATTGACCTCAGTAGATATAGATTTTAGTAGATTAGAAATATTTCAACATTTATTCCCTCATAATAAAATAGAATTTATTAAAACGGATAGCTTGGATTTAAATCTTGATAGAAAATTTGATTTTATACATATCGACGGAAACCATACCTCTCCGTGGGTAGAAAATGATATTATTAAAAGTTTAGAAATGTCTCATCAAAATACAATAATTTCAGTGGATGATTGTGAAAAAAATTGGATAGATGTACCTCGAGTTGTAAAAAGTTATCTGTGTGGGCAGAATGATTTTGTACCATTTTTAATGGGAGAATCTTCAGTCTTTTTCCATCATGTATCACATTCCTCTGATGAATTTTTAGATCATTGGATACAAAATGATGCCAGAAATTTTATTAGTTTTTCAAACGAAAATTACTTCAATGAATTTCAGATTCTTAAAGCATCGTTTATATCTCAATACTCATTAACAAGTAGTATGCCTGGGTTAAATCAAGACAGTTTAAAGTTGTTTATGAGAGCATGTAGTTTTTACAAACTTTAACTAGTTGACAGCAGTTAATTTAAGTTGTTTTTTTAAATTTATTATTAATAAGGAAATATTATGGGCAAACCCCAACATCGTGTAAACCCAAGAGCCCTTCAAGCATTTGAAGACTTGTCAAGCTACTTGGAATTCTGTCGAGACTTTGGCTACAGATATCGCGAAGAAGATCTGTACAACTTCAAAGCCTATGCATGGCAACAATATAACAAGTTCACACAAGGCAAGAACGCCAAGAACATGTGGGACGAAGACAGCCGTAGATTCTCAGGATATCGCCGTGCGTAAATTATTTTACATGGGGATTGAAAAAATTGAATCCCGTTACACTCTACAGCTGACCGAATGGAATCGCCGCGTATTTGATCGCCGCGGCCTAGATGTTGTTTATGTTGATGGTGCGAATATCGATAACACACAGAGTATCAGTGTAGGTCAAGTTTTAGATGCCCACGGTCGTAGTTACTTTAGCATGAGCCAAATGATGAACCTGGTTCAAATGATGCGAAACGGAGAAGTTACAAATGAAGATGTTATCTACTTTGAAGACATGTTTACTCCAGGTATTGAAAGCCTACCCTATATTATGGATCAAATTCCAATTGAGCAAAGGCCTCGTGTGTATGTTCGTTGCCTTGCACAGGCTATCGATCCTGACGATTTTGTACACGTTTGGGGCATGGCGGAATGGATGTCAACGTATGAAAAGATGGTTAACCAATTTGTAACAGGTGTGCTAGCCACTAACGAAGAGATGGTTGCTCATATGCGTATTGCCGGGTGGACTGCTCCGATCTACAATATTAGTGGCCTGGCATTTGGCAAAGCAGAAGTTCTAGAGCGTATAGGTGGAGCACAAAATATAAAACCGTTCGCAGATCGTAAAATGCGTGTGGGATTTGCCGCTAGGTTTGACCAAGAGAAACAACCAGACTTCTACATGGACCTGATTGAAATGTATTATCAATTAACTCGACGTCAAAATGTGGAGTTTGCTATATTTCAAGGTGGCCCGTTACGCAGTAACAATCCTAAGTATATTGATCGTGCTAGACAACTAGAACGTGAAGGTAAACTTAAAATTTATGAGAACTTAAAGAAAAATGATTACTACGCTTTGCTTAATGATACTCGTGTATTGTTTAATTGTGCATTACAAGACTGGGTTTCTAACACCGTCTCAGAAGCTGATACTTTGGGTTGCAATGTTCTTTATCCTGCTTACAGAAGTTTTCCCGAGACTTTTGCTGATGATCCTAATAGGCTCTATGTTCCTTGGAGTATCGACGACGCTTATACCAAGTTAGAATTATTATTAAACGATCCACATCACAACATGGGGTTAATTTCAGACTGGACTGATGGCACAGTAGATCGCATTGTAGATATATTGGAAGGCAAAGGTGAATCTTGGAATCGTGCAGGCAATAGATATCGTGATCATGTGAGTCAAGCAAAATATCAAGTGAAAAAGATTGAAGAATAAGTAATCTTATCAAATTAAAGTAAGGAAATTAAAATGAAAAAATTGTTGTCTATTATATTATTGTTGTGCAGTTTTGGTCTGTCGGCTCAATCATTTCCTGCAAAACCTGTAAAAATTATTGTTGGTCTTCCAGTAGGATCTGGTCCTGACGTTATCATTAGAAAAGTTGCAGATCAACTGTCGACAAAATGGTCTGTTCCGGTTATCATTGAAAACCGACCAGGCGGCGGCGGTGCTGTATCACTAAACGCATTTAATTCGGAACCGGCAGATGGCTATACCCTGTTCTTTGGCGACGTTGGCACAGTTGCTGGATATCCAATCTTATATAACGACGCCAAGATCATTGAAAACTTAGAACCAGTTCGTCCAGTAATTTATTCTGAGATGATGTTATTTGCTGGCAGTAAAATTCAAAATGCCAATGATTTAAAAACAGCGTTAAAAGCAAATCCAACACTTGGTAGCTGGGGTATAGGTAGTCCAGCGCATATCAATGATTTAGTTGTGGCTGACACCTTTGGTATTAACGCGATTCACGTGCCTTATAAAGATTATGGACAATGGTTTATTGACACATCAAATCAACAAGTAACCGCAGGATTTGCGACTATGGCTTCGGCTGGTAAAATGGAAAAGTCTGGTAAAATTCGATATCTTGCTGTCACTGGAGACCGCAGAGACTTTGCCTATCCGGATGTTCCTACTGTAAAAGAATTAACTGGTAAGAATATTAAAACTCTTGCCAGCTACGTGGCTGTCTATACCAATAAAAAAGTAGATCCAGCGATACGAAAAAAACTGATCAAGGACTTTGATGAAGTTGTTAACAGCAATAATATAAAGTTTGCCTTGTTGGCAGTTGACTATCGTCCAATGCCTATCAGTGTTGATGAATTCAAAACCTATGCTAATGAGCAATATAATCTTTACAAAAAGTTAATCAAGCAGTATAATATTACTATTAACTAAAAGAAAGCACATATGAAAGTTTTAGTAACCGGAGTCGCTAGATTTATAGGTGGTGAAACTGTGTTAAAATTAGTAGATGCTGGTCACGTGTTATCACGTAAGACAGATCAAATAATAAATTAATGTTACATTCTGTTTATCAACATTGGGATCCTTTAAAGGTATGTGTAGTGGGGCGCAGTTACCCTCCAGAATTTTATTCGTGGATTAAGGTCCCAAGGATAAGGAATGTATTTGAAAAACTTGCTGCCGAAACGGAAGAAGACTATCAGTCTATTGTAAAAAAATTACAAGAATTTGGTGTTGAAATTTTACGACCGGAACTTCCTGAACAATCTTTTATTAATGGCAAATATGTTCCGCCACCAATGATGCCAAGAGATCATGCCATTATGATTGGAGAAACATTTTATAGTAATATAGAAAACTACGATTTTCAATACTTTTACTGGAACATTCAACAAGACGGTTGGCCCTATTGTACAACCTTTGAAGATATTCAAAATTTACCAATTGATCTACAAAAAATATGTCTATCTGAACATGAAAAATATGTAAAAAGAATAAACAATACTGGATATAGTAAAATTTTTAAATATCTTGAATCTCAAGGAACTATTATAGAAACATTTGCCGATCCTCATATCACTGGACCTATGGTTTCTAGAATTGGCCAAGATTTGTATTTTGGAACTCATTATTATAATGAAGATACAACCGAATTAAAAAAAGTAGTTGATGCTAAATTTACAAATACTAGAAATCACATAGTCAATACCGGAGGACACAGTGATGGAACTTATTGTCCCGTATGTCCTGGATTAATTATAAGTTTACACGACGTTCCTACTTATGCAGACACATTTCCAGGATGGGAAGTAATTTATCTTCCTCCATCACATTTGAATAAACTAGATGATTTTCAAAAAATAAAAAGTAAAAATAACGGAAAATGGTGGATACCTGGATTTGAAACAGATCAAGGAGTTATAGATACTGTTGAATCATCGTTAAGTAATTGGACTGGGTATATTGAAGAAACAGTGTTTGATGTCAACATGTTGATTATTGATCCCAAAAATGTCATGGTTTTTAATTATAACAAACAGGTATTTGATGCGTTAGACCGGTATGGCATCACCCCACACATAGTACCATTCAGACATAGATATTTTTGGGATGGCGGGGTTCACTGTGTAACCAACGATTTGCATAGAGAAGGTGTTATGCAAGATTATTTTTCAAAAATATCTAGCAAAGAGTATTAACAAATGACTACAATCATAATACCATTTCCGCCCGGCGGGGGAGGCAATCATTTAAAAAATATACTTACTAGCAATATTTCAAAATTAACGTATAATAGTCCAACTGTACATCAAACTCCTGGAGGTAATTTGCAAGCAAGCCAGGTCAACACAGTGTTGGCTAACCCAGAAGCTACACACGTATTGCATGGACACTTTGGTGAAATTATGTCTTATCAAAATCAAATACAAAATATAAAAGATAAAAAATTTATTATAATTTGTAATGACAATTTACGCGACTTCCAGTTATTGTCTAAAAGACGAAAACAATTAGGATATGCTACCGTTAACACCGGTGAATATTTTGAAGGCGAACAAGTATTTTTATATGAACCTTTTATGTACCATCATTATTTTGATGTGCCAATGAAAAATATTATGAACATTCCCATTTCAGAATGGTTTATTGAAGACATAACACCTGTTATCAATAAAATTAATTATTTTTTAAAAATTAATCTTGAGGTTGATACTGTAAATACATTGCACAAAACATGGTATAGGAATAATTTCAAATGACTAAAGTTGTAGTTACTGGTGCTGCAGGATTTATTGGTGGGGAAACACTATTAAAACTAGTGGATGCTGGCCACGATGTGCTGGCCATTGATCGAGTGATGCCGCCTGGACATTTGATTCCTGTGCCATGTCAGTGGCACACCGGAGACTTTTCTACTGAGTTAGGTTTAGACGCTATTAAAAGATTTTGCCCAGATGCCATTATCCACTGTGCTGGCACTAGTCTAGTCGGCCCTAGTGTAGCCAATCCAGAAGAGTACTATGACAATAACTTCGTTAAAACCAAAATACTACTGGACTATCTGATTGAAAATCACTATAAACAAGTTAGATTTATTTTTAGTTCGAGTGCCGCAACATACGGCAATCCCATTATGACTCCAGTACAAGAAGTTGATCCCACTGAGCCAATTAGTCCATACGGTCAAAGCAAGTTAATGATCGATTGGATGCTGAAGAGTTATCAACAAGCCTATGGATTAGACTATGTAAGTTTTCGTTACTTTAACGCATGCGGGGCCGACAGTCAAGCTCGTCATGGCCAAGCACCGGGTGCCACTCATATTATTGCCCGAGTGTTAGAAAGTGTCAAAGACAAACAAGATTTCACTTTATATGGTACCGATTATTCTACCGACGATGGTACATGTGTTCGAGACTATATCCACGTAGAAGATTTAGCACTAGCTCATATATTGGCCATTGGTCCGTCTATACCCGGGGACATTTATAATCTTGGTACCAATGTTGGCAATAGTAATCTTGCTGTGGTACAGCTGGCTGCACAAATAACCACAGCCGATATTGCCATGTTACATGGTCCTAAGCGTGAAGGTGACCCAGCTATTCTTACTGCCGATTCCGGTAAGTTTATAAAGGCCAGTGGGTGGCAACCAAAGTTTAATTTAGAAGACATGATCACTCACGCCTGGGCTTGGTATAATCGATGAGTTTCAATGCTTTATTTGATTTTGAATCAGCCTTGGCCAAATACACAGGTGCACCATATGTGGTGTTAACTGATTGTTGCACTCACGCACTTGAACTTTGTTTTCGTCACGATGGTATTAAGAAAACAGCGTTTACTCCATTTACCTATTTAAGTATTCCTATGCTGATGCAACACTTGGGTGTTGATTATCAATATCACAATCAAGATCACAGACAATATACTTGGACCGGCGAATACCATTTTGAAGGCACTAGAATTTGGGATAGTGCCCGCAGACTAGAACCGGGCATGTATAAAAAAGGATTCATGCAATGTTTAAGTTTTGGTTGGACCAAACCATTACAACTAGGTAAGGTTGGTGCTATATTGTTAGACGACTATGAAGCATACAAAAAGTTTAGTCGTCAACGGTCGGATGGTAGAGACCTAAATATACCATGGGAAAAAGAAACTGATTTAATTTTAGGATATCATTACTGTCCTACATTAGAATTGTGTGTAAAAGGATTGGAATTATTGTCTACTGTAGAACCAAAATCACAACCTGGCATTTATCCTGATTGCAGAAATATTCCATTTAAGTGTTGATTTAAATCTAAATAACTGTTACAATAGCAACAAGACTAGCCATCCTCGGCTCTAACTCGGAGAATATAATTGACAGATAAAAATACAAGCCAAGATACATTCGATAGATTGAAAGCAGATCAATTGGTCGTAGAAGCACCATTCCATCCTGGCTATGAAGATGCTGTAATCGGCGATAACGGCTATGAAGAAGCCAACCTAGCAGATGCTATCCGCTTTAAGATGAAGCGTGACAAGAAACGTTTTTGGGCTGGCGACAACATTAGCGACTACTTGCACGAAGGTGACAAGGAAATCCTAATCGATGAAGCTACTGCGGCATTTGAAAAGGTACTAGATACCTTATTAATTGATCGTGAAAACGATCCTAACTCACGAGGCACGGCACGTCGTCTTGCCAAAATGTATTTTAACGAAATTATGGGAGGTCGATATGATCCAGCACCAGATGCAACAGCTTTTCCAAATGATTCGTCGGATAGATATGACGGTATGCTTGTTGTTCGTAGCGAACTGCGTTCTATGTGCAGTCATCATCATCAGCCTGTGTCTGGTGTTGCTTACATCGGAATCATCGCCGCAAATAAACTTATTGGCCTGTCTAAATATACTAGGATCGCTCAGTGGTGTGCTCGTCGTGGCACACTTCAAGAAGAACTATGTAACGACATCGCAAGAGAAATAATGCGGGCCACCGACAGTGAAAATGTCGGCGTGTATATTCAAGCCACGCACGGATGTTGTGAGAATCGTGGCATCATGGCACACAGTAGTCTAACGCAGACCACAGTATTACGTGGTAGCTTTCAAGCAGACCCAGGAACAAAGAAAGAGTTCATGGACAATATCAAACTACAACAAGACTTTGCACCAAGATGAAAAATATCAATATGTTAGCCGCCGAGGCAATAGATCGAGCAAAAAACCTACAGGAGTTTGCTGTATTCCGCGACATGGACGAAATTGTGTTCTGTGGTAGCCCAATTCCTTATACCTTAAACCATGTCATGGGCGAGCAGGTAGAAATCACAGTGCCTGCTATTAACCAAGCCGAAGCCGAAACCCGTGTTGATGAGTGGTTACGAAGGCAAAGAGACTAAAATTCTGTTGTAAAAAAGCCACACCAAACAGTTTGACTCAAAAAGGGTGATACGCTATAATAGTAGCATATCGTAAATTTTTGGAGCCAACATGCGTAAGGTACAGGTATTTAATAGGACTGCTATAGCCGTTGCGGCCGCAACTGTATTGCTACAAGCCTGCGGTGGTGGTGGTGGCGGTGGTGGCGGTGGTGGCGGAAGCCCATACTCGCCCGGTAATCCGTATCTCAGAACCGAAGTTCCTTATTCCACACCTGTTAGGGTAGGCACAGTTGATCCTCTGGTCAATAACAAATACACTGCCTTTGTTGGTGATACCTATGTGGCCAATATTTCAGGCACAGGTGAAGATGTAATTGTTGCCGGCGCATCTACAGCACAATCCTCTGCCACGGATTGGGCCAGCACCAGAATCAGCATGTTCAGTTGGTCCAACGGCACCATGGTAGACAAAACCGCTCAATGGTTTACCGGTAGCAACAATATTATTTTAGGTACCAACGCTGTAAAATTTGCAGACTTCTTTAAATCTGGTCGCACTGACATGTTTACTGCGCCCTACTCAGACTGGAGCCTTACCGACAACGGGCCAGCTTATGTGTGGACCAACAATGGCACCAGTTTTACTAGACAGGCCATTGCGGCCAATGTCAGTGCTCATGATTCGGCCATAGCCGACATAAATGGTGATGGCTACAAAGATATTGTGATACTGGATGCCAATGCCCAAAACAGCACACTGGCCATCAATGATCGAGTCAGCAGTTTCCGAACATATACTGCTACGTCAGGAACACAACTTGGCGGTAGCAGTATTGCAGTGGCAGACTTTTTGAACAGCGGCTCCAGTACTTTTATCACCACTGACAACTGGTCAGCCGGTGGTAACGTACAAAAATTGTGGAGTTGGAGTATTGATGGCAGTAACAACCTTAGTTTCAATGAGCTTGCGGTGTTGCCCACATCCAGATTTAATCTAGCAAAATGGCAGGCCATAGGCGTACTGGACAGTCATAATGTCAGAGTAGCCGCACATGATTTTAATAGTGATTCGGTCATGGATGCTATTGTGTTTAGCCAGCCTGGGCGAGTATCACCTGGTACCAGCACTAACTACAGTGAAATACAATTCCTAAAAAACAACGGCTCTGGATCATTTACCGACGTAACCGATTCGACCTTGGTTGGATACAACACCAACACTCGTACTACCTATCAGCCCAAGTTCCTGGACCTTAACGGTGACGGCCTAACTGATATCTTGGTATCAGGTGGCGATACCTCGGGCACCAGCAGTCAGTTTTTGTTGAAAAGTGCAGATGGCAAATATGTGGCCACTTATGCAAAGGTATTGAGTGATTATCTGGCACAGGTCAAGACCATGGCCGGAGGCGATGCAAACGATCACACTGTGAATGTGGTCAAGGGCCCAGACGGCAAGATGTACTTGGTTAGTGCCGTGAGTTATATGAATGGGTCGGATCGACAGTTGGCTGTGTATATCAGTGCCCTGGGTAGTCAAAGCGTAACCACAGCACAAACAGCAGTGAATTTAATGTTGCAAAAATGGCCCTACATGACTGCGGCCGCAGCCAACGATGCACTAGCCCGTACTGTGGCTTCATACATGAACGGTGTAGGTATCATTGACGAAGACGCGGTACTTAAACCTCTCGGTGATTTGAGTTTGTCCACCGCGGGTGGGTACAAGGCCATAAATGGATTCATAGCCGGTGTCAATCTTGGTGACGGATCAGTAGTGGCCATGGACATGGCAGGCCGTAGTTACAACCTAAACTTGACTCCAATGGCCATAAACAGAATCAATGCGTTTGGCTACAACACCGAACACAACGATCAATACGAGTTGACCAGTCATGCAGAGTATCTGGTCAATGGTGGACTTGCCACAGTAAATGGTATGCGTGTTGGTAGTGATTATGTTGCACAAGATAGTAGTCGATCGAACATGTTGAACAAACCTACTCAATATACCATTGGCGTACCTAAGATTTATAGTTATGGTAAATGGAGTATGGGTACGCAATACACCTATTTGAATACCAATCCGTGGATTGCGTTTGGTGGTGCTTGGGGTTCAGTAACTGGCTCAGGAATCATGGACAATGTGGTCACTTATCGTAATAGCGGATTCAGCGCACAGGCCAGTTTGATGAATGTGACTACAAACATTACCCCAGGTTTGATTACCAAGGTCAATAACATGTGGGGTGCTTGGGCAGAAACTGGCTACAGATTCGGTGATGCACGTCGTGAAGGCGATTTGGGATTATATGCCGGTATCAAACCTGTAGTACTATCAGGATCAGTAGAAGCCAAATTGCCCACAGGTGTTGACAACTCAGGTAATATCATGTACACTAACAAGACACTGGCAGTACAGAATCAAACTACCGGTTATGTGCGGGCACTTTATACCAATCAGTTGACCAAACAGACACAGTTAAGATTAAGTGCCATGAGCACAACGGATGGTCAGTATAGAGCAATGACAGAATTAAGATTTTGGATAGACTAATATGACAACATTACTAGAAGCACAACAGGCAGGCGTAGCACCATGGGATAATCTTGTAGAAAATCGTTCATTGGTTGCTGTATATTTAGACCGGTATCCATGCACTCCAGGGCATAGGTTGTATGTGCCCAAAGATAACAATCCTAATTGGATTGTACAGGCCATGGAACACGCCCTAGCCGATGGTAATCACATGGTTGCTCAAGGTGAGTGTGATGGATTTAACATTGGATTTAATTCAGGTGTGGCCGCGGGTCAAACTGTGATGTATCCGCATGTGCATCTTATTCCACGCCGTAACGGCGATGTTGAGGACCCTGTGGGCGGTGTGCGAAATACTATACCGGGAAAAGGAAACTATAAAAAATGATAGTACTTACCGCATTGATGTGTATACTACTAGGTTATCAAGTGACCATGCCTGCTGTAGACAATGCCAAATATACCTTTACAGTTCACAAAGATCAAATCATACGCATGAATACACAAAACGGAAGTTTTGAACAGTGTGACGACAAATTACAATGTGTACCCGTTGAACAAAAATAAATAATTTTATTAAGAAAGAGATATTATGAGCCAAAAACGTACATTTGTATTACAATTAAAAAACGATCAAGCTATCACACTTGAATTTTCATCAATCGAAGCCACCGGTGATCGACTGTGGCAGATGTTTGTTACGACCGAAGCACTCGATACTGTGCAACAGTTAATCAGTGCTGGGTCAACCGTTGAAACTAAGTCAGCTAGAAAAACAGCACCAGAAAAATCACCGTTAACTAAAAAGAAAAAGTAATTCTATCGGTCATTATGTCTGACAACCAAATTAATTTAGCAATAGACTTAAAAGGACAATATTGTAACCACTGGCCATTTGCACGAATTATTATAAATGATCAGATATTATTTGATAGCGAGGTAGTAGATTCAGTCAATTTAATTTTTAATATTGATGCTCAAAAAAAGAATCGCTTATCAATCGAACATCACAGCAAGCAATTTGGTGACAATAATGTGTATGATTGCACAGCCGACCAAAGCCAAGATTGTATATTAACAATCAAAGATATACGCTTCGAAGATATTACTGTTGGTTCAGAAATTATGAATCAATTATTTTTTAAACCAGTATGGACCGAAAAGCAACTACAAACTATGTCCCCTGATGTACTATTGCAAATGTCGACAATTTCTTGTCAAGACAACACAATGATGAATTTTAATAGTATTTTTAATCTAGAGTTTGAAACGCCAATACTACATTGGTTAACTATTTCTAAGTATAAAAAACCTTTAGAAAACAATGCATATTTTAGCAATTACTCATCGCGTTGGCATTATGAAAGAGACATAGAACTAATAGAAGAAATAAAAGAATTAATGAACCAATGACTCGCACCGCAATAATAACTATTCCAAGAATTGAGCCACATCGGCCACCAACTGGGGCTGCAATTGTGGCCAAAGTGTGTAAAGATCAAGGGCACGACGTTACGTGTTACGATCTCAATATAGAATTTTTTCATCATTGTAAACAACTTGATGTCGATTATCATGAGTTTGACACAATATGGGATAGGTTTTCTGACCCAACTGATCTGCAAGAAAATATACTAGGTGAATTTATAAACCACTGGAGCCATCGTATTTCTAGTAAAAATTATGACCGTGTATTAATCAGTGTGTTTGGCGTTAGTGGCATGTATTTTGCCGAGAGATTCCTTAAAGTATTTAGACCTTTGACTACCGCAATAATCAGCGCAGGTGGCATGGGGATTTCGTATACTGGGTTAAGGACAGATGGCCAGGGATTTGGCGCCAAACTACGCAATGCTGGGTTAATAAATGATTATACAACCGGCGAAGGCGAAATCGTTTTGATAAAATACTTTAATGGTGAGGAAGGTCCTGGTATCAATAACGAAATACCACACCAAGTTGAAGACTTAGATTCGTTGCCGTGGCCTGATTATAGTTTCTATGACCTAGATCGTTATGACTATTTAAACAACAACGAGCGCGAAGTGTTTATTACCGGTAGCCGTGGTTGCGTAAGGAAATGCACTTACTGTGACATTGAACGTTACTGGCCAAAATTTAGATACCGTAGCGGGCAAAACATTGCCGACGAAATTATTTACAATTATGAAAATCATGGCATCACTAGGTACTACTTTACCGACAGTCTGGTTAATGGAAGTTTACGAGCATTTCGTGATATGTGTAACAAGTTAGCTGCATATAACTTTCCTACGCCGATTCACTGGGGCGGTCAATATATTTTTAGACCCAAAAGTGTGTTAGACAATGATGATTTTATAATGACCAAGGTTGCAGGTGGCGATTTGTTTTTTGTTGGAATAGAAACTGGCAGTGATCGTGTAAGATTTGATATGGGTAAAAAATTTACCAACGAAGATATTGATTATCAACTTGAACAATTTAGCCGTAATCGTATCAAAGTAATTCCTTTGATGTTTACCGGATATCTAACCGAAACTATAGAGGACCATAACGAAACCATGGCAATTTTTCCAAGATGGCAACGCTATGTAGCTGATGGAACTATTAACGGATTTGAGCTAGGTGCCAATCTGCTTATACTACCCGGGGCACCAGTTGAACGCATGATCGAAAGCCACGGATTGACCTTTATGCTTGACTCAAAAAACGAGCCTGGTCTAAATCTTTGGCAAAGTTCTCTAAATCCTGATCTTACTGTGCGTGAACGTATACGAAGAAAAATAGAATTACACGAGCAAGCCATACGACATGCATACCCTGTTTGGAGGCAGGCCGCACGATTAAATGATCTAAAACAGCTAATTTTACAAAATAATTTACATGATTCAATAATTGAAAAAAAATTCTTTAAAATTAATGAAATCTAAATATAAAAAGTAAATACTTTTACAGCGGTCTTTGGTGTCATCCCGCTTTACAAACTCTGTCACCTATGCTATAATTTAACATAGGAGAAACAGCATGAACAATCTAAATGATTACAGTGTTGCACAATGTCAAGAATACTGTAAACAACTTCCATTCTATCAAAATCTTGAACGCGATTTTGACATACTCCGGTGGGACAAGTTATGGACACACACCTATGTATTTGACATGACTCCAAGAGAAAGTTTCGGTAGAAAGCGCATATTTCCAAAGCGCAGTGTATTTTCAATGGTTCCGTTTTTTTACTTAGAGCCTCTATTAAAAAAAAATCCAGAAACAATATATGACTTAGGAGCAGGTTGGAATATTTTTAAAAAATATATACCAAATATTATAGGCATAAGTCCGACTCACAACGTCGATAATAACAGCGATATTCATGACATAGTTGATGCTGATTTTATTCATGGGCACCAAAATTATTTTAAATCTGTTTTTTCGATCGGTGCTTTGCATTTTCGTCCGTTGACAGACTTAAAAGCGGTAATACAAGAATTTGCATCAATGATTGCAACAGGTGGCCGAGGGTTTTTGGCGCTGAATGTCATGCGAATGATTGAACGCACACCAGTTGAGTATTTAAAGCAAACATTGGGAACAACCGTGCCCACTGACAATGAATACAGCGAGTACATTCGAAGAGTATTATCGGAGATTGATCTTGATTATCTAATAGTTGATGTCGATTTGACTGTAATGGACGAGTGGATGGACGGTAACATCAGGATTGTTTTTGAAAAATAAGGAAATAATCCGAATAGCGGTCTTTGGTGTCATCCCGCTTTACAAACTCTGTCACCTATGCTATAATTTAACATAGGAGAATACAATGGCAAAGTATTATTCAACAAAACACTACGGTCACAACATTGGACTCAGTGCTGTGTTTCGTCAACCCAATGCAGATCATTCACATTGTCATTTGCTACACGGTTACAGTCTGGCATTTACATTTACATTTGGATGTGACTCATTAGACAACAAAAACTGGGCAGTGGACTTTGGTGGACTCAAACCGCTCAAAGCATGGCTGGAAGATCATTTTGATCACAAGTTGGCTTTGGATCAACAAGATCCACACTTAGCTAAATTTCAAGAACTAGAAGCGTTGGATCTTGCAGAGATTAGAATCTTTGACGGTGTGGGTGCAGAGAAGTTTGCCGAACATGCTTTCAATTTTGCTGACCAATTGATCAGAGAAAACACCAACAATCGTTGCTATTGCGTCAGGGTAGAATGTGCTGAACACGGTGCCAACAGTGCTATCTACGAAGGCCAATAAAGATTTATTTGCCTAATAAAGTACGCATATAAATATTCACACCATGACAAATGAATATAGAATAGCAGTACTACTTCCCACCAGAGGCCGCACAGCAGCCTTAAGTCGCAGTGTTGAAAGCCTAGTCAATTTGGCGAAAGATACTGACAGCATACAAATTATGCTGGGATTTGACAATGACGATCCTGTAGGCATCGACCATTTTAAATCGGTCTTGCAACCATGGCTAGACAAACGCAATCTTCATTACACTGCCATGACATTTGCTCCCATGGGATATATTCGCCTGAATGAATATGTAAACACCCTGGCAGAAAAGTCATCCGCAGATTGGCTAGTTTTCTGGAACGACGATGCTGTGATGGAAACTCAAGATTGGGATCACGAGATTGCCAGCTATACCGGCCAATTTAAAATTTTAGCATTCAGGACTCACAACGATCATCCTTACAGTATTTTTCCTATAGTACCCAGAGCATGGTTGGATCTGTTAGGGCATCTCAGTCCGCATCAGATATCCGATGGTTGGCTCAGTCAAAATGCCTACTGCATAGATGTTATGCAACGTATTGATGTGCATGTCAAGCACGACCGTGCAGACCTTACTGGGAATAATAGAGATCAAACTTATCAAAACAGACCCATGTTGGAAGGCAATCCCAGCAGTCCACATGACTTCCATCATATCGCATGGGCTAAAAGAAGAATGGAGGAATGTGATAAACTCAATGACTATTTAAAGAGTCAAGGATTAAATTCCACATTCTGGGACGCTGTCAAAGCTGGCACACAAGATCCGTGGCAACGTCTCCGAGAAAACGACGTCAATAATCAAATGCGTCAATTTCAAATTAGAGCAGAATAACACGATGACAAAAACTCTAGAGCAACGCATCCAAGAATATTGGAACAACCAACCCTGTAATGTTAGACACAGTAAAAACTCTCCCGGAAGTTTGGAGTTTTTTCAAGATGTTTCTGCTCGCCGCTATCGTGTTGAACCACACATTCCAGAATTCGCTGGGTTTTATCTTTGGCAAGGCAAGCAAGTATTAGAAATTGGTCCTGGCATTGGATCCGATGCAGCTGAATTTGCCCGCAACGGGGCCGATTACTACGGAATAGACTATTCAAAGGAAAGTGTCAAACTGGCCCAACAAAGATTTGATGTTGAGGAGCTTCAAGGTACATTTATCTGTGGCGATGCCAGTGATATCAACACTTATGAAAATCTACCCAAGATGGACTTGGTCTACAGTTACGGTGTGATTCATCACTTTCCAGCCATAGACCGCATTATTGACAACGCATACAACATTCTCAAACCCGGAGGTGAATTCCGTTTCATGGTGTATGCAAAAAATTCATGGAAACAGGCCATGATCAATCGCGGACTAGATCAATACGAAGCCCAAGCCGGTTGCCCTTACGCCAAGAGTTATACCCGCAACGACATTGTAGAATTGTTGGGATCAAAATTTCATCTTGAAAGACTACGTCAAGACCATTGTTTTATGTACAATGTGGATGCTTACAAGCAGGGTCGTTACGAATTGGAACCTTGGTTTGAAGCCATGCCCGAAGCCATGCGTGAAGCGGTCAAGGAATACCTAGGCTGGCACCTATTAGTTAAAGCCCGTCGACTGTGAAAAAAATTGTATATGTGACTGGTTGTCTGGGATTTATAGGAGTACATGTTACACGACAATGTTTGGAACGTGGATGGTATGTGCTTGGCATAGACAAAGGCACATACGCCAGTAATTGGAATTTTTTAAAAGAATTTAATAAAAATCCCAATTTCAAATTTATCAAATCCGACATCAACGACATTGATCGGTTGATTGATTGCGACTATGTAATCAATACCGCCGCAGAAACACACGTGGATAATTCAATCATGAGTTCCGATGTGTTTATTCGTAGTAACATCAATGGTGTACATCATTTGCTAGAGTTGATCAAACAACAACCCTTGTACAAGGCTCCAGTATTTCTACATTTTAGCACTGATGAAGTTTACGGAGACATTGAAACTGGATCTCACACCGAAACGGATTTGCTCAAACCCAGTAATCCATATTCAGCCTCAAAGGCCGCAGCCGACATGCTGGTCCTGGCCTGGGCTAGAACCTATGGTATCAAGTATGTCATAATTCGTCCAACCAACAATTACGGAATTGGACAATATGTAGAAAAACTCATACCTAAAAGTATCAAATATCTTGAACTGGGCAAACCAATTGATTTGCACAATCGCGGTAATCCTATACGTACTTGGTTGCACGCCGGAGATACAGCCGCAGCGGTATTGACCATTATTGATTCCAATTGTAAAAATGAAATATTCAATATTAGTGGCAATACCGAATTACCCAACTGCGAAGTAATTAAAAAAATATTAAAACTATATTACAGTGCTAACCACGATAGCGACTGGGAATCATTTACTAT